CCGGGTTTTAAAAATATTAATTTTTCAGATGCAGGAGTTTCTTCTGAATTTTGTTTAGAAACTTCTCGTTTAAGTTTTCGAGCTGCCTGAGCCTCATGCATTTTATCAACAGAATTTTTGTGTTCTTCCGCTGCTTGTATCCTACTAGCATTTCTTTTGGCTTCTGCTTCTTTTTTAACAGCTTCTTCCTTTTTCTTTTCTTCATCACCAGAACCCCAATTCTTAGGATTCCACAAACTCTTTTCATCTTTCTTATCTTTATCTAGTTCTAGTGGTTTTTCCGGAGTTTCTGTGGGCATCGGAGTTGCTTCTGCAGAGTTGTCTTCAATGCCAAAATAGTCTGCTATCTTTTTTCGAATGCCCCAAGTCTTTGGTAATAAAAATAATATACCCCTCAAAATAGCTTGTTTAACATCTTTAAAGACAGTGGTCCAATTAAATCCTTCATTTTTCTTTGCAATATCTCCACCAGCTTCTTCTGTAAGTTTGGCATCATACATATCAATAGCCAATGAAGCCGCCCATCCTACAATCGGTATCATGCCCGCTAATGCTGAAGCCAGTCCCAAAAATCCGCCACGAGTATCTCCGTCTATAAATTTTTTGATAGCCAAACCAAAACTAATAATGGTGCCTATACCAGGCATTTTTAAAAAAATACCTTTAAGAGCTCCTTTGAAAAGTGAGAACATTCCTTTACCCGCACCACCAGCTGCCTTACCAGCTAGATTTAAAACTCCTGATACTCCCTTCTTGCCTAAATCTGCAAAGAAGCCACTCATGCCTCCTGCTAATTTACCAAAGACTCTCCCGAATCCAAATTTAAATCCCATTTTAATACTGTGAACTATTTTAGAAGCAGCATCTAACATTTTAGGCCCAGCAGCAACAACTCCAGCAGCAGCATCTTTAATTTTGAGAGGTGCTATGAAGTTAGAAACTGCTTCAGATAAATTTGTACCAAATTTTTGGTCAAACATTCCTATTGCCTTCATAATGCCTCCAGCAAAAAAACTAACCAAAAGACCTATAATACCGCCACCTATTAATAAAGCCGCTATGGTGCCAAGAATGCCCCCTCCCTCATCTTTATCTTCTTTACCTTTAAGAATCCAATCTTTTAATCTTCCACCAAGCCCTCCAATAGAACGAGCCACTTTATCCATTTTCTTACCCAAGAAAGATTCTAAATCTAAAACCCAAAGAGGAACTGCAGGTTTAGCTAAAGTCTGTGGCTGGACGTCAGGTTTCTTCGGAAAAATTTTAAGCAATTTTTCTATTAAATTTTCTTCAGTTTTTGGATTTTTACTAGGATCTTGTACTTTGTCAACATCTCCTCTAGTAGTTATTAGTCCCGTATTAGTTACAATTTTATTCAGAGCCTCCAACATAGGACTGAAAAACTTTTCCATCCTGTAAACACTTGAGTAAATTTCTTTAGACAGCTCTGTAGTTTGACTTCTTTCTTCTTTTTTTTCTTCTATCTGTTGACTTAAAAAACCAACCATTTTAGACATTTCCGAATTTAAACTACCCAGAAGTATTGTAGATTGAAGAGAATTGGATTTATTATCTGTAGCATCTGTTCCAAGTTTTGCTAAAGCCTTAATTAAGCTTTCTGGCAATCCTGAATCTTTTTCATCTCTATTACTGGTGCCGCCAAATAACATATGGAATACTTAGTTCCAAGGTTAGTTTGACAAAAATAAAGTGGTATCAATCTCAAGTATTTTCTTGACTCCTGTAGAAGAGGTAACGGTTAAAAAAGAATCTACATAGGTTTTCCAAGTAGAAATCTTATCTATAATACTCTGAATAATTGCCGCTGGCAATTTTTCAACCATTGCAATTTTTTGTTTAATGGAAAGAGTGTTATAAAATAAATCATTATTTGCAATTGATATATTTTCTATATACTTTGAGGTTTCATACAAATAAGCATCTGCAATAAAGGCCTTTAACCCCTCTTCTCCTTCATTTGTTTTATAGAGAGGCATGTTTTCAAAATATTCAACCTCTCTTTTAATAGTAGGCACCACCAATCTTATAATCAATTCTGTTCCATTTTTTTCTAAAAGTAAATTCTCAGGAGAAGGGTGGGTGTAATCTGAAAATTTTGAAATCAATTCACTTAATATAACATCCTCTGAATTTGTATCATTTTTTTCTTCTTCCGTAGTACTAAAATCTATTCGTATTGAATCAGATACTTGTGATTTCATTGCAACAGATATAAAAAGTCTATCAAAAAATGTTAAATTATCAATTACAGATTTTTCACACAAAGCATTTTCTATCAAAATTTGATATATAGCTTTTGTAAAAAATGGTTTATAACCGTTTGAACTAGAATCTAATGCAAATGATAATAAAGATTTTTGTTGTTTTGCATTCAATTCTTTAATTTTAATAACCTTCTTTAAAGAAGGGACCCACACATCAGAGACGAATGATTGTTTAGTATACGCATCTAAAAGGTTAACTGCATCGTTAAAGGCCAACGGGGTTTGTACATCACTCATAATTTAATTATCACCGGCTTCACCCATTTCTCCGCCACCAAAGGCCGACTCAAAACTTGTAGGTCCTTCATTTAAATAATTAGAATTTTCCTGATCCGCCTGCTTGGATTTATACTCTTCCTCTACAAAGGAATAATAAACTTGTCTATCAGCAATAGATACCTTATCTAAATAATCTGGAGAAATGTTTTTAGAAGCTAATACATAATACTGTTGGTAAATGTTTTGTATGTTTTCTGCAAAAAATAATCTTAAAAGGTTTTGACACGATAGGTTATAAAAACTTAATTTTAAATATTTGCTAATTGCCTCGTTAAATACTGTATTTTCTGTAAAATATTTAATAGCTCTTAATACAATTGTTTGTATTTTATTTTGAATTTTAGTGGGCAATTTATTATACAAATCAGATCTTTGAGAGGAAGTAAATCCGGACATGTTTATATCCTGATTGTTGATAGAAATTTTTTTAATAAACTCCGGAACAGATTCTAAAATTGCCAAAATTGTATTATCTGCATAAACTGTTTGATTAGTTAAAAAGTTTAATTCAGATTTTAAATTAGGCCAATCAAGAATAACATATACTCCGTTTTCTTCTATATATGTTTCACTTAAAGAATCTTGGCAAAGATTGTATAAATCAATAATAAGTTTTTGTAAATTTAAATTTAATTTAATTATACTAGTTTCAACTTCTTTGTTAGAATCATCTATTTGCAATTCTATTTCATTTCCTATAGAAACCATTCGCAATTTACAAGCAAACATAATATATTCTATTATGTTTAATTTTAAAAATTCTTCTTTGTCTTCTACACAATTCATTAGAATTTTTTGCAGAAAAGCAGCGTACTCTGGAGCATATTCTGTAGTTAGGGGCAACATAGCATTTGCCTTTGATAACATTATATATTCTCTATTATTGAGTTCTCTATAATTTAATTTTACACCAGAGAACGGCAAGTCTACACTATAAAGATAGTACTCCATTAGTAGTTTATGTAAGATTTTGTATTCAAATCCATTACAGAATATGAGTCATATGCAAAAGAAACAGAACGTTCAACCATGCCTTCTTGACTATGATTCAATTCTTTATCTCCTATATTAGTAGGCACCACATTAAAAAAACGAACCAATTTACGTAAAACTGGAGCTTGTGATCTATAATATCCATTCTCAGAATTTGAAGCCGGGTCAACTCCTCCCTTTGCAAATTGAATAATGTCCATATGTGAACATTTAACATTTTTTGGCGAACCCGGAGCTCTTGCAACGAGACCGTAATGTCCTACCAAAACAAGCCAGGGTCTTATAACAAAATCTATAAAAGAAGCATTTGTTTCTAGCAAGTTCATGCTAATTGCTTTAAACTTAGCCCGGCTTCCAGCAGTGGCAGGTCCTTGATACCCTGCATAATCTAATCCTTTGTGTTCTACAGATACACTTTCTCCTGGTATTGATACCGCTCGGGCAAATACACAGCCAGACATGCATTCGGCCACTTCTTGATATTCTTTAGAAGTTAATTTAGATATAACATCTGGAGATATTTGCCAAGGTTGATACCCCTTAGAATCCATTAAACTAACTCGGCCAGCCGGGTCATTGTTTAAAGCATCTACACTTTGCAAATTAAATGTAACAAACCATTGGCTGGCCAAGGCTACTGTGGACGGCCATTGGGATAGTACATCAAGATAAAAGCTATAGGGACTAAGATTTTGTGCCATGTATACAATACTTAGTATACAAGATCAAAAGGTTACTCCCAATACTGATAAGCAATAGTTGCTTGTTGTTCTACAACAGAACCAGCATCTGTAATATCAAGAGCGTAATCACCGAGGCTAACACAATAGGCACCGACCATTTTATAGGTTTTAATAGGCATCCCTTGTTTATCCATCAATGCTAACCAAACAGTTCCTAGATCTCTTAATTCATATGCACCAGTACTTGTAGCGTCGTCAAAAGTTGCTCTTGTCCAATACTCCAATTTCTTTCTAATGGAAAGATCTTGAGGCATGCGGAAAGTAACATTCCACCCATCACTTCCGGGATAGTTAGCAGTTCCAGGTACATTGAATTTCATACCCATGAAAGGTACGGACACATTGTTTATAGCTCTTTTAGGAAGAGACGTAGCAGTGACATACACCAAATCATTTTCAGTGAATTGAATGCCGGCAGCACCGGTTTCAATACCCAGCACACGGAAAAGATTTTTACGTGCAAAATCCTTTCTAAATGCTGTTTGGTAGAAATTTTGAATATCTTGGTTGGAGAATACGTTAGCCATATGTTAATACTTATCTCGTTAGGATGTGAGTTCGTTGAAATCTGCGCCAGTGCGGGTAGCAATGAAGTCTGCCAATATGAATTCTGCGGTTCTCACTGGTTGGATGTAAATGGCAACTCTTAATTCATTGTTGTCAATCACATCTGGAGTGTTGTTGCGTTCATCACATACAATTTTATATGCATATAAACCGTCATTGTTCTTAGCTTGACTAAATACTGGACTCAAGGCACTAACCAGTCTTGCACGAGTTGCAAAGGTATTAGGCTCAAATGTATAGTACTTCAAGAGTCTTAATGTAATTTTTTCAAGAGTCAAGAACAGTCTGCGCACATTAATTCTATCAAAGGCGGAAGGTTTATTGAATAAGGTTTTCTGACCAAAAATAACATATCCATCACCAGCAAAGTAAGCAATAGGATTGATATTAACACGATATAACAAATCTCTTTGTTTTTGAGTTGGGTTAATAGCAATATCCAAAACGTTACTAAGTTGCCCTCTGCTAAACCCAGCAGGTGCAGACCATGGAAAACTTGTTGCAGATGATAAAGCAATATCTGCTGCAACATATCCGGATGCTGGCAACCAACAAGGTTTGTTAGAAAACACATCGTTAAATAACAACCAGTTACCGTAAGCAGCAGCGTAGCTAGTCACAGTATTGGCATAAAGATTTTTTAAAGCCCAATAAATATCTGAAGAGAATACATAATCAAATCTCTTAACAGTTTTATCTTTACCATGGATATCCCAAGGCCCGTTAGCAAAAATACATCTTAAAGGATCCGCAATGAACATGTGATCTTTGCGGGTTTTTTCTGCAAATGTTGAAAACTGTTGAGCAATAGATTGATACCAAGTTCTTAAAGCACTTGTAGCTTCAACATCTTGATTTTTTAAATCAGCTAAATCAGCAGCAGAAACCGCAAAAGTTGGATCAAAATGTATTCCAGTATAACCAGAATTTGCTAGTTTAATTTTAGCTAATTTGCAATTTGCCTGAGTCCATATAGTACCTAATCCAGCTTCTGGAATGATGTCTACATCAACTTCAAGATCGTCGATGCGTTGTAACACTCTTTGGAGTTTTAAAGGCACATCTCCTAAATCATCTCCATTGATAGAATTTTCTACGAACACACCCTGCGAATATAAATTCTTTGCGTCTTGATGAATTCTAACGGTTTTACCAGCTGGAATATAATTTCGGGCAGTACCTGATAGGGGACTTAAAGTAGAAGTCACATAAGGAGAATTTAAGGCGATTCTTTCCTCTGTATTCCAATTTCCAATTTCTGATATATAGGGATTAACTATTACTTTAACATCAGAAGATCTTTGATTAACAAGTTTTTCCAAAGCAAAGGACACTGGTGCTCCTCCTCTAGGATTGTTTTGTGTTCTCTTAGAATATAAAGAACCAGAATATGCTTCCTGTATTGAATAATCTAATTTAACTGTATCCTGAGCATATATAGAAGAACGAACTTTTAGATATACCAGACTCAAGCTATCATTGTATTCTTTACTGCCAAAATCAAAACCTGTAGGATATTGTTCTATTACTTCTGAAATACTACCAGATCCGTCCATTGGAGTTGCTGATAATTTGAAGTTTAATTTAGTAGAACTAACATCAACAAAGGTTTGGAAGTGCTCTCCAATGTCACCTATACCGGTTTGCATGCCCGCAACTGCTTTCATACCACCAACTGCATCGAAATTCGTTGCGGGGTTATTGTTAGAGTTGTCTGCCAGACCTACATAATATCCTTCATAAATTTCATTGATAGATACCTTGGAAGGATTGGCTATAATAATACCGGCATTACCTAAACCAAGTTCATCTCCTGCTTTGAGGGTTGTTGTATATTTGTCTGACCAGTCTAATTGATTCGAAAGTAAGGCACTATATGCCCCTTCGTCTAATAATACAGATTTTGGAGCCAATATTTGATAATAGTTGGCATTTTCATATGTGACTGGTATCTGAACATATGAAGAGGTTAAGGCTCCAGTCGGTGCGTAAAAATTAGGCAATTCAGGATTATGCTGTGTTGGATCTCCCGACATTGCTGCGTAGGTTGAAAGAAACGGCATTGTATTGGAGAATACATCTAACCAGGTTCCTTTAGAACCACCGGCTCCTGTAAGAGAAGGTATAAATTGTACACCACCGCCTGGAAGATCTTGATAAGAACCTGCTAATGTTTGAGTGTGATAAACTGCAGATATTCCATACACCAAAGCACTGTATGTATTGGCAAATCCTGATCCGTGACCCGAACCATAAGCCATTCTAGTAACCATAAGATTACCAGGAGACTGGGTAAGGATTTGTCGAGCGGTGTGATATAAATAACGCTCCGCTTCATTGGTTGGAATCCCGAAAACAGTTTCATATTCAGAAACTGAGGAGATATTAACAATTTCATCAGTAGGACCTTGAGAAGTGAATCCAGTGATAAATATATTAGTCCCAACTTGAGATCTTGCTATAATAGACAGGTCTGTCTCGTTGATTTGGACTCCAGGAGATGCTATTGTTCTTG